CGTGGACTAGGTTCGGTGAAAAACAGAAATGGCGTAATGGAGGTCCAAAACGACTTTCATCTTGCAACAGTAGACATCGTTACAGACCCATCAGCGCCGAATGCGTTTGTAAATGGTATTATGGAAAATACTGAATTCTACTATGATGTTGCATCTGGAAATTGGATTGCTCAGCAACCAGTTGAGGAAGTAATTGAAGAAATTCAAGAAACCGTTGAAAAGCAATACAGAACTGTTACTAAACGTATTGACGAATCAATGGCAGCTAGAATGTTTGAAACATTTGTTAGTTCGTTAAGAAAATGAATTTTTTATAAATACTTTTTGTAATTAAGAAATCTTAATCAGATTAAGGAGAAAAACAATGGCAGATGAAAAGAAATTTGTGTCTGACGATGGTGTTTCAACAGCAGCTGCTGCAACTACACCAGAAGGCGGAAGCAATAAGAAAAGAAAAGCTGACCACGACAAAGGTGAGAAAACACCTGAAACTCTGAAAGCAGGTTATAAAGAAGAAGCACAAGTTGAAGCAGATGCGGAAGTTGTTGCAGAAGCAGAAGCACCTGAATCAGAAGAAGTGGAAGTTGTAGAAGAGATTGTCGTTGAAGAGTCTATCGCAGACATCTTTGAAGGCATGGATCTCTCAGAAGAATTCAAGAGCAAGGTAACAGTTGTTTTTGAAGCTGCAGTCACTGAAGCAGTTAAAGGTAAAGTGGAAAAGATCGAAGAAGAACTTAACACTAAACTAGAAACTGAATTGGCTGAAGCAATCGAATCTAAGGTTGGCGAGATGGTCGAGAACCTAGATGCATATCTTGATTATGTCGTTTCAGAATGGATGGAAGAAAATGAAGTCGCAATCGAAGCTGGTATTAAGGTAGAGATGGCGGAGTCTTTGATGGACGGTTTGAAAGATTTGTTCTCAGAACACAACATCAAAGTTGATGAAGAAACATATGACATCGTTTCTGATCTTGAAGAAGAGATGAAGTCTCTTGAAGAAAAGTCAAATGCTGTTGTCAACGAAAACATTGCGTTGACAAAAGAAGTGGCGGATCTGAAAGCAGGTGTAATCTTCGAAGAAATGACAAGTGAACTTAATATGTCACAACGTGAACGTCTGAAGACTCTTTCAGAAAATCTGGATTCATCTGATCTAGATGAATACAAAGAGAATCTGAAGACAATCAAAGAGTCATTCTTCAAAGAAACAAATGTTTCTATCAAAGAAGATGTTGTTGACGAGGAAGACGAAGTAGTGATCGAAGAGGAAGTGGTTGTAAAACCTGTATCCGAACATTCTTCAATCAATGCTCTTGTTGAGGCGCTCAACTCAAGAAAATCTAGATAATTTAAACTGAAAAAATAAAAATTTATAAATACATTCAGTAATTAAAATAACACTAAGGAGATAGAAAAAATGACTGAGTCAAACTATCAAAAACTTGTGGAAAAGTGGGGCCCAATTCTTGAGCACGAATCTTTTTCACCAATCGCAGATCAGCACCGTAAACAGGTAACTGCATCTATTCTTGAAAACACGGAGCAAGCGCTTCGTCAAGAAGGTGACGCATCGGTTAACATGTCGTCGCTGCTTTCTGAAGCACCTGCAAACGCAACAGGTGGTTCAATCGACAACTACGATCCAGTGTTGATTTCACTGATTCGCCGTTCTATGCCAAACCTAATCGCATATGACGTTGCAGGCGTTCAGCCAATGACTGGACCAACTGGTCTGATCTTCGCAATGCGTTCACGTCAGACTTCACAAGCGGGTACAGAAGTATTCTACAATGAAGCAGACACTACATTCTCTGGTGCAGGTACTGACACTGGTGATATGGGTGACGCAGTACCTAACACATCTGTATTCGATACAGGTACAGGTATGACAACTGCTGCAGGTGAAGCACTAGGTGACGGTAACGGAACCAACTTTGCAGAGATGGCGTTCTCAATCGAGAAAGTAACTGTTGCTGCGAAAACACGTGCGTTGAAAGCAGAATACACAACTGAACTTGCACAGGACCTTAAAGCGGTACACGGTCTAGACGCAGAAACAGAACTTGCAAACATCCTGCAGTCTGAAATTCTGACAGAGATCAACCGTGAAGTAGTTCGTACAATCTACGCAACTGCTGTAGGTGGTGCAACTGGTACTGCTTCTTCTGGTATCTTCGATCTTGACGTAGACGCAAATGGTCGTTGGTCAGTTGAGAAGTTCAAAGGTCTGATGTTCCAGATCGAACAAGAAGCAAACGCTATCGCAATCGAAACACGCCGTGGTAAAGGTAACATCGTTATCTGTTCTTCTGACGTTGCTTCTGCATTGCAAATGGCTGGTGTACTTGATTACACACCTGCTCTTAACAGCAACTCTCTTGAAGTTGACGCAACTGGTAACACATTCGCAGGTGTTCTTAACGGACGTTACAGAGTGTACATCGATCCATATGCAGGATCTAACTACCTTGTTGTGGGTTACAAAGGTTCTTCTGCGTTCGACGCAGGTCTGTTCTACTGCCCATACGTACCACTACAGATGGTTCGTGCGGTTGGGGAAAACAGCTTCCAGCCAAAAATCGGGTTCAAAACTCGTTACGGCATGGTATCGAACCCATTCGCAGATGGTACTGCTGCAACAACTCAGGGTGCTCTTACACAGAACACCAACAAGTACTACAGAAGAGTTCGTGTATCGAACCTATTCTAATAATAAAAAGAAGGGCGGATCAACCGCC